TGCCTCCGGTAGACCTTCGATCTCACCCGATTTGTATGCCAGTGTGATAAATCGATCTTCTAACTTGACAGCATTCTTGGCCATCTGATAGATCTTGGACTTCAACTCATCGTTCACGACACGGGGACGTTCTTCACAGAACTCGCGGAACAACTTTGCGTTCCCCTGTACATGTAGAGTCTCGTCTCGAATAGACCACTCAACAATCGTACCCATACCCTTCATCTTACCGAACCGTTGGAAGTTCAGTAGCATGACAAACGATGCGAACAGAGACATACCCTCGTTGAACACAGACTGTGCCAACACCAGTGCCAGACCAGTCAGGTTATTGATGTCTCCCTCTTTCATAAAGTCGATCTTGTCAGCCATCTCCTTGTACTCAAGGAATGCATGGTGTTCTTCATCAGGCAGACCCAAGGTATCATTCAACAATGCATAGGCACGTTGGTGTACACCCTCACGGTTTGCAAACGAGGACAACATATTACGGACTTCGTTGTTTTTGAAACGAGGAATCAACAACTCGTGATAGTTTTCTCCAACCTGTACATCAGACTGAGTGAACAGCCTCAATACTTGGGTGATAAACTCTTTCTCTTCTTCGGTCAGTTTGGTTCGCCAGTCTTGGATATCCTCAGACAGTTCTGCCTCATCCTCGACCCAGTGAACCTCTTCATGTTTCTTTACTAGTTCTACCGCCCAAGGATATAAGAACGGTTTGTAAGTTTTACTAAACTCTAGTAACGCCATCTATTTTTTACCCCTCACAGGCGATGCATTCATCGCCATCTTCAGTTTCATGGTTTTCGTTCAAGTGTTCCATCAATTCATCCCAACCACCCACATACTCACCTTCTAGGTAAATCTGTGGTACGGTCTTGACTTTACGACCTGTGACCTCGGCAGCAGTCTTTCCGATTTCTTTCAGATCAATGTAGTCAAACGGGATTCCTCTCAGTGTCAACTCTTCCTTTGCCATAGCGCAGTATGGGCAATCGTCCTTTCCATAGATTATAGTACGAGTATCACCTTGGAGTGCGACACGTTCTACTTTCTCGGATACGTTCTCTGCTCTTTGTTTTGCCTCTGTACGCAAGTAGTATAGACCCTTGAGTCCTTCCTTCCATGCTTTCAGATGCACCTTGTTGACATATGACTTCTCAGCCCCAGCAGGGAAGAACAGGTTCACTGACTGTCCCTGACAGATAAACGGTTGACGTTCCGCTGCGTGAGTAACCACCCAGTTTTGATCAAGTTCATCTGCTGTCTTGAAGACTGCCTTCTCTCCTTCGGTGAGGAAAGGAAGGTGTTGTACCGAACCTTTCTTGGTAATGATTGATGTCCAAGTAGATTCGTTGTTTTGACCCTTCTCATCTAAGAGTTGTGTCAAGTATTTATTCTTTACAAGGAAAGATCCGGCGCGTGTCCTATGTGTGTACGCATTTGCCTTCAGGGGTTCGATAGACGGAGAGGTGGACAGGATAACACCACTGGACGCATTCGGGGCGATAGCGAGCAAGTGTGCGTTGCGTCTACCAGTTCCCACTCCATCAGGATATTCTCCTCTTTGTTCGGCGAGAAGTTCAGTTTGTTTGTCGGCTTCTTCTTTGATATGTCGAAAGACAACTTGATTGATTTCCTTCGCAGCCTCAGACTCCCATGCAACGCCGTGCTTCTGAAGTAGGCTGTGGAATCCCATCGCCCCAAGTCCGATAGATCGTTCGCGCTCTGCACTATATTTTGCTCGTTGAATTGTATCTGGGGCTTCATCGATAAAGAACTGCAAGACGTTGTCAAGCATAGTAATGAGATCACGAACAATACTCGTATCTTTCCACTCATCGTAGTACTCCAAGTTTAGACTTGACAAACAACATACCGCAGTACGATCCGCGCTTGTCGGTAGATGAATCTCATTACATAGATTAGATCCATGAATCTTCAATCCACGATCTTTCAACGACTGTGGTAAAGATGCATTTGCAGTATCAATGAAGTTTAGGTAGGGTTCGCCTGTACGGAATCGAATCTCAAGGATACGCTCCCACAGTTTACGAGCATTGACGGTTTCCTTTACAGCACCGTCTTTGGGATCACGCAGATCAAACTCAGTGTTGTTGACCACCGCTTCCATGAACTCGTCGGTAATGTTGAGTGCATTATGTAGGTTCAATGCCTTACGTTGCACATCACCCGTGGGGATACGCATGTTCATGAACTCAATGATGTCTGGATGGTGGATATCCATGTACGCAGCGTAGGAACCCTTACGAGTCTTACCCTGACGATACGCAATCATGTCAGCATCTACTGTGTGTAGGAAGGGTATAGGGCCTGGCGCAATGTCTGACACGGTACGCACATCACTCCAATGACCTCCAACGCCGCCACCATATACACTAAGCCAACGTAACTCAGAAGAATGGTCGATAAGACCTTCCAGCGTATCTGGCACATAAGTGAGGAAGCAAGAGATAGGCATTCCCTTGTCTTTCTTGGTGCCATTCGGAGCATTGGATAGAACCGGAGACGCGAACATGAACCACTTATTAGACACATAATCGTACAACCTCTGTGCGAGATCTTCGTCCATTTCGTTCCGATACTTAGACCATGCTTCTGCTGCCCGTTTGAATCCTTCTTGGGGACTCTTCTCATAATCACGTAAATAAAAGTCTTGTAACATTCCTACTGCGTATTCAGCGAGGAGACTATCTTTCTTTTTATCAATTTTGACAGGCATCTATTTTTCCATGGTGTGCGTTTTATCGGGAGGTAATAGTATATATCACCCCCGTATTTTTTAGATCGGGTATTATACCTCTTGACGAGAAGAAAGTCAATCTTTTTCTGAGATTTCTTCTTCTTTGGGTTTGCGCTGGATGGCGCCTTCGTAGTAGGCTATGATTGCTTGTTGTTGTTGCAAGAATCGTCGGATCTCTGCAATATTAAGTGAGAGAGTTTCGTATGATCTTACGCTGAATGCATAGAATACCCATTCCTGACCGTTATCTTTCTTGTAGGTCTCTATGAAATCTTCCCAGTTCTTCTCGGTCACCACGTAAATTCTGGGGTGATTGAGAGACACCGGCTTAGGGGCAACCTGTAGAGGTATCTTTTTTTCGATAATCTTCGTCTTGACAACAACCTCTGGTTCCGGTGGTTGTCTACCAATCAGTGAACACCCACTAATTACTGGTAGAAGCAGAAGTAGCAGCAGCGCCGGTGATAGTTTCGATTTCATTCCATACCTTCTTTGTAGCATTGTTGACCCTTGTTTCAATCATTCCGGGCTTCTTCAGACTGAGTAGTGTGAGATCGTGTCTCTGTAGTTTACTTCGCAATTTGTCCGTATAGACTTCCGCTTCTTGTAAACCAATCTGTAGTTCTTGGTTTCGTTCTGTCATCTCTTGTGCGAATAACTGCACTTCTTCTAGAGCCTTCTGATTCTCTTCCGCAACAAGTTTGAGTTTGACGTTGTTCTCTCGCAGAGTTTGGATACGCTCTTTCATATCATTATACTCGCGGTAGACACCAAAGGCAACAGTACCGACCAGACCGAATATGAAAATAAACAAATAGACCTTAATCATTAGTCTTCTTTCTTGTAGATAGTCCAACCACCATATGCGATAGCAGCATATGCAGCGATAGAAGCGAAGGGTTTGAATACTAGGAAGATAACTCCCGCAGCGATAAGAACCACACCATCAAGTGAGGTTCGTTCTTTGAGTCTTGCTTTGATAAAGTCCATTAGAGTGCTTTTGCTCCCACTTTTCTGTGACCGTTCCATGCAACAAACCCACCGATGCGTAGTGCCCAGTATGCCAGTTTGTTCAGGAAGTGAAATCCATTCTGTTCAATACCGATGTCACGGAACAGTGCATCCGCTTCTTTCTGTGTCATTGGTTCTGTGGTCTTCTTCTTACCCTTCTTGAGTAGGACAGTGTATTTGTAGACATAGTCATGCACCAGACCACCTACGAGTAACACACCAGTCGGTGATAACCATGAAGCAAGGAACTTAGGAACAGAGGCACCGTCAAAGACGAACCCTTTGGGGATGACATACTTCTCACCGTCTAGAGAGAAGTTCCAGTCCTTGGCAATCTCCCAAGTTCGTACACCCAGAAGCCACAGTTTAATCGCACCCCAGAACCCTTTACCTGCCGTTTCGATTGTAATGGGTTTCATATGAGGCATCTCATCGAACTCCAGACCAACCAGTGGTTCATCCTGATCAACACCAAACAGGTTAATGATCCATCCTATGATGATCAGCACACCTACTACGGTAAACTGCCACCATGTCATCAATTGGTCTATAATGAATTCCATCTACTTACTCCAGTATTTCTTCGACGCTTCTTGTTTAGTGATAAAACGCTTCAAGACTTCGGGTCTGTTATCGCGTTTCTTTTTCTTCTTTCCTATGTATACAGGCACAATCTTATCAGGATTATCCCCTGCTCCAGCAACCGCACCTGTGGCGGTCATTTCTTCCTCGAACTCTCTGAATCCTTTCATCGTGTTATTTCCCCAGTGGAAAAGTAGACCCACTGTTTAGAGTTTAGATGCATTCCTTTATAGATGTCTATACCCAATACCTGAGAGATCGGTTTGGAATCACTCTCGAAGATCCTTACCCTGTCATCTTTCTTCACAATATCTTCGCAGTCTTGTGTGATGGTATCGTACTTGAAACGATATATGCCAGGCCCGATCTGTTTGTCCTCTAGCATGAACCATTGAGAATCTTCTGCGAGAACATCAAGGATATCGATCCCTGTTTCTTTGTGGATCTGCATGAGTTTGGAATTGGGTAGTTGACCATGTTCTTTGATCAATAGAAGTGCGGCACCATACCGTGCAACCACGGATTGTCCGCCAGGCGCCTTCGCCATGATACGCTTGAGATTGAACACCAGTCGATGGAATGGAGTGTAATGGTCGCGGTACGCTTCACGGTCATCAGTACTATTCGTATTGAAGTCCTTGCGTTTCTTCCCGTTCTCATCGATAATACCGGCCTTGTATGCGTCAGTGTCCGTAAACGGAGTGACCAACAGTTTCAAGAACCGGATCGTGTATACGAGGTCTGCTGCTGTTTTTAGTAATCCCATATGTCTATTTATACGTTTTTAATCTCACGCAATCGTTCAACTACCAAACTATCCATTTCAATATTGGTATATTCGGTGTTCTTGATTGCGCTGAGGAATATTAAAAAGGGTTTTAGTGTGCCCCAGTGTTCAAGTTCGATCTTGAGTTCTAGGATGTTTAGTCCAGCCTCGTAACCGAAAACATTAAATATTACAATGAGATGATTGAGAATGAGGCGTTCAGATAGTACACCCGTATCGCGATAACGATTGAGTAATCGTTTGATGTACTTGAACTTCTTTAGATCTTCAAAAAACTCTTCACTATCAATACATCTAGGATTGTGATAGTTCTGAGCGGCATATACCGTCACATTGTCTTTGGTGAGTTTCATCATATAACTACTTATATGACTATTTCAAATGCCCCCTTGCGGGGGCGCATAAATTATTTCCCAGAGAGAATATCTCTAGTCTTTTCCAGTAGAGTCTTCTTGCTTTCGCGGCGATCAAGTTCAACACCATGTTGGCGGCTGAGTGCCTCAAGTTCTGACTTGTTCATATCTTCGAGAGGTTTGTTACCAATCGGAGCCTCGGTCAAGACTTGCGGAGCAGTCACTTCAGGGACTTCAGTCAAGACCTTTGCGGTTTTACCGTAGAACTCGTCAATCTGCGCCTGAGAGAATCCACCGGATGAATACAATTCACCCGATACCGGATCTTCCCAACCACGTGCAGTAGGAACTGCGTTTGAACACCACGCTGGAGCTTTGATTGCCATATTAGTTTCCTCGACGTTTTGCCATTCGTTCTAAGAATGCCTTTGCTTCTCTGGTACGAGCATCATAGGTCTTCTTTTCTTTTTCAGAATCAGACTTCATCTCACCAGCGAGTTGCCTACGAGCAAGTTCTACAAAAGATACAGAACCTTCGTTACCATCTTCGTCAACTACCAGTGCTTTCTCTTCAATAGTCTCAACATCACACTCACCGCAACAATCTTCGGTGCCACAGTTCTCGTGTTCTTCCTTTACAGGGGCTTCTGTCGATTTAACAATCTTGGTATCACCAGCGGGATTGTCTTGTGGACGCTTACCAGACTTTGCCTTGGTTGCTTGACCAGCCTTAACAGCAGTCTCGTGGGTCTCTTCTTCGTCCTTTACCTCAACCTTATGCTTATCGGCAAACTCTTTGGACTTAGGAGACTCCTTGTCCATGATACCTTCAGGTTTGGTAGCACCCTTGGTTTCTTTACGTTCACCAAGGAGACCCTCAAACATA